CGAGTGTATAGCAAATCAATTGCTTGCTCAAGTGTCTGCTCTATGTTCACTGGTTTCTCATTAGTTCTTGGGCAACGTCGGACTGTAAACGCCCAATTTCACGTTGAATATACCAAATTGCTTTTTCCAAGTCTTCAATCTCTTTAAAAGGGTCTTTAGCTCCTGCGCGAGCAATGTACTTTACAGCGTTTCCACGGCAAAAGTTAAGGTGCTCAGTAAGCTGAATAACTTCAATGTTTCCATATTGAGTGTAGTGAGCAGGATGAGATACTGGATTGTCCATTATCGGTTACCTTTCTTGTTGTTTACAGTTATCAAACCTAAGTCAACCATTTGAGAAACGGCTCCCAACATGGAGTTCAAGGCTACTTGAGAAAAAACTTTACGGGTGGCTCCCCATGCAGCTTGGGGAATCTGCTCTAGTTCTTCTGTGGAAGCGTGAGCTTGTTGGTGCTCCACTATTCCGTCCGCCATGGTGTGGCAGTAGGCATACATTACAGGAATAAGGTGGTCTACGCGAGAAACTCGGTCGTCACTCTCTTCAAGTTCTCTCTCAGCTACATCCTCGCTGACAGGAGAGCAACCAAGAAGAAGGCTAATATGGTCGGCATCATTTACTTGCGAGTCAAGAATAAATCCTTTGATGCGACTGGGAATATCGCGCAAAGTCATTCGGGAATTTTTTTTCTTGTTCCACATCACTTAGCTTGACCCCACTTGTCTACTATTTTTACATCGGCAATAAGAGGAAGAGTAATTTCTTTAATGCGAATACCTTCCATGGATACACGAATTGCTTCAGCTGTTTCCTCTGCACGGCTCTCAGGGGTTACGGTAACAAGTTCGTCGTGAACTGTAAGAATAACATTAATATCCGGCTCATCAATAAAACATGAGTGAGCGCGTACAATAGCCAGTTTCATAATGTCAGCGGCAGACCCCTGAATAACAGTGTTAAAAGCTTGGCGTTCCGCACGAGATACGTAGCCCTGCTCACGGCTGAGGAGGTCTGGGATGTAGCGTCGTCGGCCAAAGACAGTCTCCACGTAAGGAATAGGTTTTGTCATTTTGGCGTGTCGAATAACTCGTGCCTTGTATTTTCCAATAGAAGAAAAGCGACTTTCAAAATCATTAAGAAGTTCTTTTGCCTCTTTTAAAGTACAACCTATGTTTGCAGCAATTTTGTCTGGACCAACACCATATGAGATGGCAAGAACTAATACTTTTCCTGCTTTACGACTAACACCCATGGTGTCACCGATGGTGGTGTAGATGTCCCCACCAGTCATGTAGTTCTCTACCATAACGGGGTCCTGAGAAAAAGCGGCAATTACTCGCGGCTCAATCTGCGAATAATCAGCAACAACCAGCTTGTAACCTGGAGGAGCAATAAACAAGTCACGAATGAGTTTTCCGTACTCTCCTGAAGAAGGAATGTTTTGAAGATTTGGCTCGGAAGAAGAGAAGCGGCCTGTCTCTGCACCATGAGCTTTGAAGTTGGTGTGTACACGTCCATTTATCAAAAGACTCTTACGATGAGTAACTGTCTCTTTACCATTGCTAACGTGCTTAACATCCCCGCCCTTATACGGGGTTACATAAGTAGTCATTAGCTTGTTTAAGTCTTGGTATTCCAGAAGAGCATCTACCAAAATGTCTTTTCCTCTGTAGAACTCTAAAGCTTCAGCACTAACTGAAAAATTAGCATCAGTAAGCTTTTCTCCATTACGGAGAGCCTCCTGCCCTTTTACAGTAAGAGCTGCTTTCAGTCTTGTATTAGGTGTAATGCGAGGTTTTGCGCCTTCAGTTTGGGGCGTAAACAAAAGCTTTTGCTTTGCCTGTACAGAGTTAATTGCAAAAGCTTTACCGGCAATCTTGTAGGCTTTTGCCTCGGCGTTCATCTTATCTTGACCAATTTGAGTAGACAGGTAGTCCAGCTGAGCTTCGTCAATAGGTGCTCCTGCGAGTTCCATATCACAAAGGGCACCAAGCACATCCATCTCCAACTTCCATACCCGCTTTAAGTTGTCCTTAAGGCGAGGGGCTAGGGATAGGTGTAGCTTCCACGTAACATCAGAGTCGATACCAGAGTACTTAGCAACATCCATAAAAGAATGTTCGGCAACGTTAGCTCCTACACCTTTTTCTACGTCAATATTAAGCTCACGCTTAACGCAAGCAGCCAGTCCCAAGTTATTGCGGTTCAAGTTGTTGACAATGAAAGAAGCCATAAGCGTATCGAAGTAAGGGGCGGTGGGAACTCTTCCACGGTAGTACTTAGCTACCGACTTAAGGTCAAACTTGACATTGTGCCCAATTTTTAGCTGGTTACTAAACATCAAGGGCTTAATAGCGTCAAACACTTGACGAGGGGTTAGCTGCTTGGGGGGTTCACTGAATACAGATGACCACTTTTTAACGTCTTTGGAATAGTGCATTTCGGTAAGAGGTTTGCCTTCAGCAACTCGACGTTGTCCTGAAAGCAGAAGTGGCTTTTTGTAAAACTCAAACTCCCCGTTGGGATGACCCATAGGAATAACGTCTACTCGGCCTTCCGTGGCAAATGAAATCCAACAAACGTCGTTGATTACAGGGTAGAGACGGTCTTCTCCAATGGTTTCTACGTCAAACGCATATGCGGAAACTTTTTTGTATGCAGATACAAAATCTTCGAGCTGTTCCACGGTTGTAATAATGTTCATGTTTACCCTCGATTTTTAGATAAAAATGGGGAGACAAGATGTCCAGAAGGATAAACACCTTGTCTCCCCACAGGGAGTGGTTCCTAGTTAGGAAACGAAAGCGCGAGCAATGGTAAGCAATTCAGCACGAGGAGTTACGTTGATTACCTCTGCTCCATATTTCTCGGAGGATTCAGCAACCGCCGTTACCTTTTCGGGGTCTAGGTCCCACTCTTCGGCAAGCTCAGCAGCACGGATACGTTCGAGGGTGTACGTAGTCTGTGGGCCTGAGCCTTGTCGAGATACAGCCCAGAAGTGCTTGCTCAAAGGCCCACGACGCTCGTCGTCGTTGGCAGCTCGCAACTGACGAGCAAACGTCGGTGGCGCAGTGAGAATCTGGACAGTCATTTCCTCGTCCGAAAGGACAAGGACGTTAAACGCGAACTTACCGCGTGGCTTGTCTCCTGCAATATCGCAGAGAGGGCACTCGTCACCAAGGCAAACAAAAGAGCGCTTGCCTTCAGTACGGTCTACCCAATGCTGCTGGTAGACAGAAAACGGTGCGTCATCAAGAAAACGAACCAACTGAACGGCTTCGCTGAACTTGAAGTCATTAGGGTAGTCTCCATTGTTTTTGGGAGCAAGAAGCGCAGTAGCAGCTCCCCAACCCGCTTGAATGGATGTTCCGTGCTTTGGCTTGGCAGAGGGGCTATCCTCTTCAAAGACCATTTCAACCTCGATGTCGAGGGGAATATCAAGGTCATAGTCTTCACTATTGACTGTTGGTGCGTGTACCATTTATCTTCTTTCGGTAGTGAGGCTTTTGCTCTCTTTGGACGTGAGGCATTTCTGCTCTCCATGTAGTTTCATCGTAGCACACTTTCTACTGAGATGAACTTACGCTTTCGCGCCACCGGGTTACGAGTGTTGCGGTTAAATCATCAAGCAAAGACCACTCTATTCGAGCTGAGCCAAGCAGACCTCGTTTGGCAAACTCTACAATTGTAATCTCTATTAAATCACGAGTGTACACCCTGTTACCTTGTACTTTTTTTCCTTGCAACATTTTAGAACGAAGTCTATAAGGAGCGAGCGGGATGTAACCTTTGGTTTCCCACAACCGAATCGTGACAATTTTTTTTTCTAAAGCTGCGGCAAAAGCACCAATGGTAAACATCTCAGTTTCTTTACCGCCAAGAACTTTGATTATGGGAGACGAATCCCATCCATTTGACTCCTCCATAGCTTGGGCTCGACGCCTTTGGCTAATGGGACTGTCAGAACGACGAGCTTGCTTAGAGCCAGGAGCTTTGTCTAGCCCCTCGAAAGACCTAAGAATGTCTTCCTCACTACGCAGTCCGGGCATTACTTCTTCTTGACGTTTAGTGCCCAAATAACTTTTGCTGGGAACATTGCATCAAGTTCTTCTTCAGTAATTTTTCCGTCGTACATAGCAGTCATGAGGGCACCTTCGTCAACTACACGAACAACCTTATAAAGTTCTTCAAGACCTTTTTCAAGGATAATTTCATCGGCTACAGTCTCGTCAATTTTGCGAGTAGTTCGACGTTGCTTCTCAAGGATGTGGATGCCATCGATGTCGTTTTCAAGCTCAAGGATGAGATTACCTTTATCATCTTCGTAGCCTTCAGTTTCGATGGAGTCAAACAGAAAAGTACGAAGCTCTTTCTGACGGGCTTCCATGAAAGTAACGCTAGCTTTAAGTTTTGCGTATTCACGAACTTTTGTTTCCAACGAATCAGGGTCAGAAAATCTAACGCCTTCTTCTTCAATAAGATTTGCCATAGTAACTCCCTTAAGTTGTGTGGCTAGATAGGAACTCTATCAGACTACCTACAGTCATATCAACTCCGCCTTTGGTATTGATACCTGAACCATCAAGAACAGCGCTAGCAACAGATTTCTTTTGCTTGAGCATATCGTGCTGTCGTTGTTCAATGGAGTCTTTTACAAGGATGTCTTGAATGGTAATCGTCGCCCAAGTACTGGAAGTACGGTTAATGCGGCCATTGCGCTGCACAGCAAGACCGGAAGACCAAGGCTGGTCATAGTTGACAAGCAAATTAGCTTGTGGAAGGTCTACGCCGTAACCCCCCGCGTCAGAGCTAACTAGTACTCGCACATCTTTCTCGGTTTGAAACTTAATCTTGCTGGCTTCTTTTTCCTTGGCGTTCATCTCTCCTGTGTAAGGGACAGCTGTGATTCCTTTGAGCTTAAGCCTTGTAATAAGGTGGTCTACGGAGCCTAGATACGATGAAAATACAACAGCTTTGTAAGCGTCTGAAATATCGAGGTGGTCTTGCAGATATGCAACAGTCGCGTCAAGTTTAGGAGTCTTGCTGAGGGAGGCTAAAAGACCCTCGTCTGCAAGAGAGCTAATGTAAGCACTTCCCTTACCCGTA